ACAGAAGCTCCTCCTGCACCAACTGTTACAGAAACAGGATTTGTGATTAAAAATGCAGGGATGAATGCCAAATGTCTTGAGCCGCCGCCTCCACCAGCGGCAACATTACCAGACGCATTTCCACTTCCCCCGCCCCCAAATAAGTCAACTATATACCACTGAGCACCAGCTTGAGGAAGAAAAGTTCCAGAAGAGTTATACACCTGATATTTGGCTTGTGGAGGTATTGTAAAACTTGTAGGAAACATTAGTATGTACCTCCAAATGCAAACACCGTCAAATCTGTCTGCACTGTCTCAGAAATGAACAATTGATATGTAGGTGGAAGTACAAGGGTAGAATAAGTTTTAGTCAAAACAAATGAATCTGTTGTATTGCCTGCTGTCACTGCTGTAACATCGAATTCATCAAACAAATAAGAAGTTGTTCCGTTATATAGCCAAATGAAAACATTGCTTGCAACAGATGTGGCCTTGGCTTTCACTGTAATAGCGTCAATTCTTGTACCGTTAGTAGATGTTGGTGTAAGCTGTGTCAGTCCTGTTGTTCCTGTAATGGCAGCACGAGAGGTTAGTGCTGTTGCAGATGTTAGAGTTGCAATTCCATTGAATGGTGCAATAGGGAAAATTGGTGTAATATTAGCAGCCATTATAAGCCTCCGTAATTAGTTGAATTAAGTATTGTTGCCGAAGCAGGTGGAATTAGGTTAGTTGAAGTCCAATTCACATTGTCAAGTGATGGATCTGTCCCTGAAACGCCATTTGTTGTTCGTCTGTATGTTTGATAATTAATCAAACTCCAAACAACTGTCCCTGCTGTATAATTTGTTGCAGCATTCCATGCTGTTGCATTTGCACTTCCTGCTGCTGCTGAGGCAGAGGATTGTGCTATAGCTGCTGATGTAGCTGCGCTGTTAGCACTTGTCTGCGCTGCTGTAGCATTAGAATTAATAGCTGCTGCTGTTGTATTAATATCAGTGCCAAACTGAGTTAGAGCCGCTACAAATGCATCTGCCGTAGGGACAAACACAGCAGGCGTCATATTCCTATTTGGCGCTGGTGGTAGTGGAGTTACTGACATCTCATATTCCTTTTAAGTTAAACCCTCAACCTGCAAACTGCATGTAGCAAAATCATTGTAGGTGATGTCGATTTGGAAATCTTTGTAATACCCATAAACAATCGCAGAAGTGAAGAATGTTGGGGTAGGTTGTCCAGCTTGTACAGTGGCTGCATTGGAGCCTACATAAACAATTGGTGTTGTCCTGTATCCTGCTAGAAGTTGCTCTAAAAAATCTGCTTGAGCAATAGGCACTTGTACATTAATATCTAAACGTTTACTAAAATTGCGTGGTGTGATTACATAATTACCAAAAGAATCTTTTGTTTTTACAGAGTAATCAATAATGCTTGCTTTTGCACCCCATTCCGAGTATCCTATTTCTTTAGACAAACCAACTACAAGTTCTCCAGCAGAAGCATTCGCTCCTGTAAATGACACTGTAATTGTTGCTTGGCTATAGGTTGCTGGAATATCTGTGACAGTGAAATCAGACTGTTGTACAATTGGCTCATAAAAATATGCATACCAATCTTGAATACCTGAATATGATGTAAGCACCACTGTTCGTTGGTAAATGTTTCCAAATACAGGGTCAACAACATTAATTGTTGCTGTACTCGCATTACAATTAAGACCTGTGACACTATCAAAACGAGCAGCAGGATTTATACCAACAGCAAAACCATTTGTTTGAGTGGTTTGGTTTGTTACAACACCATCAAACAATTTCCATCTATTGTCGGCACCGACACGTACCCAAGCACTACTAGATGTTGCTGGAGGATTGTTTAGATTAGATGCAATCAAACTTTGATAAATATAATGAGGTGCGCCGCCTGTCAATGTCACAATAACAAATGCATTCTGTGCATATGTTGTAGTTGAATTCCATTCCGGGTAATCATTCTCAGGAATGTTTGTGGTAAGCATTGCTGTGTTTGTTTCAGCCGTTCTAGTGAATGTAGCTGTTGTTGTAGACATATATGTTGTGCCTACAGAAGCTTGCTCAAACTGAGCACCCCAAGCATAAAATCCACTAGCACCATCGCCTAGATAAGAAACAACACCTACGCTTTGCAGTGTGTACAATTGTAAATTGACAGAGGTTAATGTGGAACTCTGTATGGACAAAGCTGCCCTATACCATCCACTATTACCAACGCTTACCAAAGAGGCTGTACCAGCTACTATGGACGTTCCATATTGTGTAGGAGCGCTTGCTGTACCAGATGTTAAGTTAAAATCTACATAACAGCCATTTGTACCAGCATTGTCAATTTGCATTCTAAATGCTGATCTAGCTCCAGCTTTCACATAAACAGTGAATACATAAGGTAAGGCTGTTGATATTGTGACAGGTTGGCTTGTATTGTGTACACCATTTGCTGTTGTTTCTGTAAGCAAATTTGTTGTCGTTGTATTATCAAGTGCAACAGGTGTTGCTGGATTTGTTATTGTTAAATTTGTTGCTACCCAAGGACTTGTACTAAATGCTTGGGACTGTAAAGCTAAATTTGTTGATGCAGCTTCGTTCAGAAGGGTTGGCCCTGCATTTAAATTAGCAGGATTATAACTGAATCGTGGCGTATTTGCCGATGATGTCTGCAAGAAACCATTGCTTCCCCAAAACATTGCTGTAGAGGAGCGAGTGAAGGTTCCTGTATCCGTCATCACAATTGGACGAATTATTTTCATTGAATTTTCTCCTGCTCTAAGCCTGAATTATACCATGTTCTTTCTAGGCTGTCAATAAACAAAAAGCCCACCCAAAGGGCAGGCTTTAAGCATATATTACAGATTTGGACGTGTAGGTGGCATACCTTCAGAGTTCCAATTACGAATATATTTAAACATTTCACGAGTGATTTGGTAATTAGCCGTATCACCAGAAACCATTGTTTGAATCAATTGGTTCATCTTAGCATTCATTTGCTGAGTGTCAGCAGATTGTGCTGGAGGTGTTTTAAGCCTACGCATTAATTCTGCATTATCTGCTGCTGGAACAATACGTTCACCTTTATGCACCATTGCAATCTGGTCTTTAGGCAATTCATTTGTCCCCATAGCATAAGTTGGCAATGGCCCACCTCCTGCATCCCTACCAAGACTGTTGGTGAGCGTATTGGCAGCATTATATACAGAGAATGAAACAGGGCTTGTTGACCCACTTCTGCCTGTAGGTGAAGCAGCACCGGCAGCAGCTATTGCACTATTCACCGTAGCATTAATAGAGGCATTAAAGCCAGCTATAGCAGCCGAAACACTTAATACGCTAGTGTTCACTACATTGATGGCATTCAATTGATCTTGAGCCGTTTTCACCTGCAAATCAAGCCTTGCTATTTGATCTGTGTGTTGTGCATCCAACTTAGCTTGTTCCGCCTGATAACGGGTATTTTCAGCATCTTTTGCTTTCTGTACAGCATCTGTTCCAGAAGCTACGGCATCAGACAAACTCTTATTCATAGCATCTATCTGATTTTTTAAATCCGTATCCAACTTATTCAAAGCATCAAGTTGAGCTTGTGCTGCTGTCACTTGTGTCGTACCATTTTGATTAATGGTGTTGAGGTTGTTATTAGCAATCCCTTGGTCACGAGTGAATTCATACAAACTACTGTATAATGTTTCAGCAGGTTTTTGAATATCTTTGATGGCATCTAACAATCCCGGTACAGCAGACAAATCAGGTGCTGTAGAAGCTGTTTGCAATGTTGCCATTGCATTTCTACGTATGTCAGCCAAACTCTCTGCTGTAACAGCCTGAGCAGCACTTTGAGAAGCTGAAACAATACTGTTCAAAACAGACACTTGCGTTTTCATTGCTGTTATAGACGCTTGTGTGGCTGCTTCTTGTGCCGTAAGCTGGTTTATATAAGCTGACATAGAAGCCATTTGTTTCATCTGAGCTTCTTCAATAGCGCTTGCATTAGCATCAATGTTATCCATGATGGCATAATGTTGATTTGCAAGAGCATCGCTCTGAGCTTGATATGCATTATCTACAGCAGTTTTTTGACTTGCAACAGCATCTTGCAATTTGGAGAAAGCTTCAGCAGCTTGGCTCACCACTTTACCAGCATTGCCCATGCTTTCTGCTAATTTAGAAAATCCGTCTGTCAATGCAAGCAACGCTCCCACTGTCTTCTGATCTCCCATTTCAGCAGCAGACTCAATCATTCTACGCAATGTAGCTTCGCTGTCAGGAAGAGTGAATCCAAGCTTCTTGAAGGATTCAGTCATATCATCAATCTGTTGTTGATTCTTTTCAGATTGATTAAAGAATTTATCGTAATAAGTTGACAATCCAGATTGTAAGGTTTTCAAATCACCAGCACCTTCAAGTGTACTGATGTTTAGTCCCCCACCCAATCCCATATCTTCCATTTGTCTACGTGCAGCGTAAAGATCGGCATATTCTGTTGCCAAGTCTTTAGCTGAAGCTGTCATACCTTCAATGATGCGACCAACACCACTTCCAGCTTCTTGTAGGACAATAGATTGTTGAACAATTTGTGCAGCTACATCACCAGACTTGTCAGCAATATCATTGAAAGAAATAGCTGTTACACCAAGTTTTTTCAATGCTGCATCAGCATCAGCCGTATCAGTGGCAACCCTCATCACTGTTTGAGAATACCCTTCACCCACTTGCTGGAAAGCTTCAAATCCCGGAAATGCTGTTTGAGCCATCTTGTCCATAGCCTCAGACATGACATTATTAATGGCTGTTTCAAGAGCTTGTCCTGTCAATCCTTGCAAGGAAACTTTCTGTGTATCCAACACCATATTCTCAATGGCTTTGCCTACATCATTTGCACTCTTACCTAATGCTGGCGCAGCAGTTTTCATTGCATCTTCCAAGCCTTTGAATACAAGACCAAATTGGTCTGCCAATGTTTGGTCAATACCTTGAGCTTGTATGGAATTGCTTGTGCTCTTAGACAATCCAAACCAACTAGACTGAGTTGTTTGTACATTAGCATATTGTTGAAAGCCTTGTCCAGATTGCAAAGCTTTTACAGAGCCGCTAAACATCAAGCCAGCATCTGTAATAGATTGTTTTGTGCTGCCCCACAAGCTTCCAATCTTATCAACAATTGTTCCCATAAGTCCACCAACAATTGGAATTACATTCAACACTTTTGATACACCACTCAACACACTACCCATAAATCCTTCAGCACCACGTTGAATTGTTCCTGTTTGAATTCCAAGTCCTTGTCCTGTCGCAATATTGCCATTACGTACAACAAGGTTGGTAAGCCCTGTCATTGCAGATTCAATATGAGCCAAAGACGCTTGCATAGCTTGAGTCAATGGAATCATTATGTCAGAATTAGATTTCAGGTTATCAAATGTTTTGGTGATAGCATCACTCTTTGCAGAGGAGTCTCCAAACACTGTACCTGTACCTTGAGCTTTCTGAACATCTGCCGCAGATGTGCCAGAGCTTCCACCACCTCCACTGGCACTAACCGCCACACCGAGACCCGCTACAATTGCTGCCATAGCAGCCATACGTCCAAATGCTGTATAAGGGTCGCCATTAGCCTGATTCAAGACAGCTTCGATAGCCGCTTTGCCAATACGTTCAAGATATTGCGCCATTTCTATTGCATGAAACACTTTCGATATGGCACCTAATGCTTGATATCCTGTGCTACCAACATCAAACATCCCTTGCATACCTTGAGCTATGTCTGCAAATCCTGTGATGGAAGCATTTTCAAAATCTTGCTCATATTGCATACGGGCTTTTTGTTGAGCCTCTTCATCATTTCCAGCTTCTTTTAGATTCCGCATGAATTGCTGATGAGCTGTGTCTTGATTCTTAGCCATCTGAGTGAATGCCACGCCCACTTGACCAAGAGACTTTCCTATAGCACCAAATGCAGAATTCATGCCTTGTTCAAACCGTTTTGCAGCAGCTAGGTTTTCATCAATTGTCTTGGTCATATCTGCTTGACGATCAAGTTCTTTTTGAGCATCAGCTTGCTGTTTCAAGAGGACAATAGCTTGATTTTGCAAATCAATATTTTTACTAGATTGATCGTAAGCATCTTGTAGAGCTTTTATTTGATCGTCATTGTAATCATCAGACACTTTAGCTTGTTCAAGTTTGGCCTCAATAGATTGCTTAATTCCTATAAGCTCCATCAAATGATCTTCTTCTTGATTAGCTTTCTCAAGAATTTGCATGCTCTTAGAAATTTGAGCTTTTTGATTTAAGCCATCAATTTCTTTTTGAAGACGCTTATCTTCAGCATCACCTTTGCTTGTAATATCTTTTATTTCTTTGTCATTGTAAGCATTAATCTTATTCGCAATATTATCTTCATCATCAGCACGTTTTTGATTCACTGCTGCAATGGCTTTACCTTCAGCATTAATATCTCTTTGACGATTTGTTACCCCTGCCTCTTGTTGAGACTTAGAATGCCCTTTAGTGGCTAAGTATGCATTGTCAGCAGCAATGAGTGTTGCATAGTATGCTTTGATTGCTGTAACTTCATCAGCATAAGCTTTTTGACGTTGAGTTAGTTCATCTTTCTGATTGGAAGCATTTTTCTCTGCTGTTTTCAATGAATGGGAAATGATGGCTTGATCTTCTTCCATTCTGTCATTGAATTCATCTTGAGCAATAGCTTTCAAATTATTTCGATGTTGCAGAGAGTCATCTTCACCACGTTTTTGATGGTCTTTGTTCCACTTTTCTTCAGCCATCTTCAACACTTGTTCTTTAGTGTACCCTTCCACTGTTGCAGTGTTAGCTTTATCAAATAATTCTGAAATTCTTTTAGACTCATCTGCAAATTTATCAGGTTTATCCTTTACTTTCTTTATCTCAGAACCAAGAGCAGAGACAGCCATTGCAGCTTCTTTTACCTTTTCTGTGGCTTTTGATTGGGCTTGAGCAGCTTTGTTATCAGCATCTACAGAAGCTTGTGCTTGCTGAACTTTCAATTGCATATTTCTTTGAGTTTCAGCACTCAAATTTTTAGACTGAGCTAATACAGCTTTTGCATCGTCTAATTGCTGCTGATGTGTAGGGCCATTAACAAGGCGCATAATACCGCCAAGAAAAGCATTAAAATCGTCAGAAGCTTCTTTAACTATTTTTTGCCAATTTGTAAGCTCTGTGCCATTTTTCTGCATATACTCAGTAAACAGCTTCATAGCATAAGAAGCTGCTTCTGTGTGATTACCCATCTTTTCCATCATGTTAATAGTGTCAATTGCAGCACCATCAAAAATTGGCATAGTTTTATCTATTTCTAATGCCCAATTTTTTACACCATCTTTCATACCACTAAATTGTTTCACCACCTCTTCACTTGTCTTTCCAGACATACGAGAGTATGTAGCTAATGCATCAGCAGAACCTTCAATTTGTTCTTTAGTGAATTCTCCAGAAGTGGCAAGCCCTTCCATGATTGCTTTAATGCTTCCAGAACTATTTTTTCCAGCCACAGACATAGTTTCAGAATCATGCAAAATTTGTTGTGCTGTTAATGCAGAAGCATCGCCTGTTAAAGTAATTTGGTCATTAATGGTTTTGAAATGGGCACTTTCAGCCAATACAGTGCCACCAAGCAAGGCGACAGCACCAACAAGAGCACCAACAGGCAGCAATGCAGAGCCAAGAGTGTCTTTCAGTGCTGTCATCGCAGTGCCTAGCGCACCAGATTGATTCAACAACACCATCAAAGAGCCTGCAAAACGCTTTGTAGAACCTATAGCAGCTTCATGGGCCAACACTAAGGTTTCTCTAGTCATAGCTGCCATAGAGCCATGTGCAGCCGTTGTACGCTTTGTAGCTTCTTCCACAGCTCCTGTCGCTGGTGTGAGTTGGTTCATCTTAGCAATCAAAGCATCAATACTTTGCGCTGCCTTAGTGGATGCACTAGCCGCATCCTGCATACATTTAGCTAAGGCATCTGTTACAGCAGAGCTTTGTTGTGTTGCTGTTGTATTTGCTTGAGCAACAGGAGCAATTTTCTTAAACTCGTCACCAAAATAATTTACAGCAGCTTCGGCATCCACAGCAGCTTTAGTAAGCTGAGTTAGGTTGGTTGTTGCCTGTGTAATGCCATCCGATTTAACGGACATAACTAATTGATTAATGTCTTCCATCAGATTGTCCTATGTTATTCAAGCCACTGTTATAGCAGCTTGATTTGTTGTAGGCACAGCAGCTTGTTCGTCAGATCGTATTATTTGTAGGGTTCTGTTCTTACGTAACTTCTGTTCCTGTAATTCTTCTTCAGAGAGCGGTTTTACTTTTTGGTCTGCCAATAAACTACCAAAAATATCGTCAATGAATTCACCAATAGTGGCACGTTGTTCAACCAAATCTTCATTACTTAATTCGGGGACATAAGGTGGTTTTGCACCTTTCTGTGTCGCCAAGTGTGACTCATTAGCGTATGCTCTGCTAAGTGTATGTATCATTTGTAAGTCTCTTGGGGAGGCTACTTGATCTGTGCATTCTACCCAAGCTTTTAATTCTTGCCATGTAAGCCCTGTAAGTCCCATACCTGTTGCCATTGCTGTACCAGCAGAATGCAAAAGAGCTACAAGATACTCACAGCCCTCAGTTAGTGGTGGCATGGGAATTTCTTGTAGCTCTTGTATAGAAACTGACGGACTCTCTATGGTTATTTCTTCAGAGTCGTCGTCGCTTTTCTTTTTCTCAGTGTCTTTGATGCCTAGATTTATGCGCTCTATTTGCTCTGCCCGAGAATATTTGCCGCCATCAGGAATAGCACTATAATATGCTTCCTGACGGACGTACAAAATTAGCTCATCAACAACTACACGATAAAATTTTCAACATCGCCAAGAGCGACATCCACTTGCTCTTTAATCCAAGACAGTTTATCATCTGATAGCAGAGCACGGAAGTCTGTTTCTGTCTTGACAGGATTGCCTTGGTAGGACAATTCAGAACTATCAATACAAATAGCTGTCAGAAGAGCAATACCTTCCTCACGGCTTTCGTCAGCAGACATTTGCTTTTTACCGCGTTTTAGTTTACGATTGTGCATTGCTGTGACAGCTTGACGATAGGCTTTGCTGGATGTAGAGGCAATAGTGATGGTTACAGGCTTCTTTTGATTCTTGTCTGCATACAGTTTATCGCCTGTAGCTGGATGTGTCAGGTGCAGAACAGTGGATTCTTGGATTGCTAGTGTAGAAACGTCAAACATTTAAAATACTCCTTGTCTTGTGGTAGAAACAATGCCATAATGGCTGTTGTATGCAAATTATAGCCTATTTTATGGGTTTTGTCAATATAATGAAAAAGCCCCTCCAGCCAAGGCCAGAAGGGCTATTCCTTGTCGGGGGAAAATTATTAAGCTGTGATGTTAGTTGGGATAATATCGTTATCCAATTCCAAGTCACAAGTAAAGCCTGTAATCTGGTCAACAGTACCAACTTCCAGCACAAACGACATGGTTTGTGCTGTAAAGTAATAGGTAGAGCCAGATTGAGTGACAACACGGAAAGACGAAGATGTATCAGAAGTCAGTGCAGATTGAATTGCAACTTGACCAGCATCCAAACCGTAATATCCACCTTTCAGAGCCATTGTACCGTTATTGTAAGCACCACGACGCTTAACAATAGCACGGCTACCCAATGGCATAAATGTCACCAGATTGTATTTTTTACCAAATGCCGACATATCGGACAATTCGCCAATTGTTACATATGTCAAAGACGAAAATCCAGAAACGTCATAAGTTGCAGGTTGGGTAGAAGCCGAAATAGCTAGGGTACTACCCGCACTGGTACGGACGTGAGAAACGATTGTCATGTAAATTCCTTTGTGTTATATTTGCAGGAAGAAGAGCCTAGCTAAAGGCTCTAGCCTATTATTAGGAACCTGTTACTACGGAGCAGAATGCACCTGCTGCCGAAGATGTCAGAGTGACAGCACCTTGCAGGTATACACTCAGCAAATCCAGAGGGATAGATTGAGTAGTGCCTGCGGCTATAACATAGGCTTTACCAGCAGCAGCATTAATTGTGGTGCCACCAGTGCCTGCAACCACATACGATGCAGATGCAGATGCACCCAACAGAGTAACAGTGATGGACGATGCAGTGGTGTTTTCCAGTTCCATAATCATACCACTACCAGCAACGTAGGCCAGAGTGTCTGGGCCAGTGGTAAGGGTAGTTTTAGTGACTAGGCCGGGAAGGGTGTTCTTTTGAGTAATTGCAATAACTGCCATTTTATTTCCTTTTAAAAAGAGTGTTCGTCTGCCGACTTACACAATAGCTCAATTGAGATTTGCGCTAATTGAATTATCTCATCAATTCAATTCTACGCGGTATGACCCTGTAATGGGTATCATGGCGGACATATCTATGGGAAGCATCTTTCCTCTTGACAGAGGGGCTTCAATAGACACGGTGTTCATCAACTTAGGGAATACAGGAAAAGCCGCAATAATTTGTTCTACAACATTTTCCAAATCCCCTAGTCCTTGGCCTATAGGTGAATACACATTAATTGTGAATACACCTTTTCGCCTCATTCCTTGTGCTTGTACATTACGATTGGAGTTGGATTCTCCAAGAATAAAAACCTCCATCCATTTACCATTTGTAGGTTTTACGAATGCAGCGTTCTCGAAAGCTATAGGGAAACTTAGCTGCTGTGCCAAGGTGTTGAGAGTTGTTTCAATCTCGTTCCTTGCAGACATTATTTATCCTTATATTGTGCTGTATTGTCATTTAGGGCTTTTCTCACCATAGCGTAAGGGCCAACTCTTCCGCTCCATTTAGGAGGTTGCCATCCTGAATATTCAGCCAACATGATGTATGGTGTAGAATTGGTGAATGAAATTTCTCCATCCTTTCCTAAGAATTCTGTGGAGTTTCTAGCCTTAGCTGCTTCATTATAAGAAGACGTACCAGACGCATCAAAAGCGCTGCTATGCGTTAAATTATAGTTGCCTGCACCCTCACCATACCACCAATTATTTATAAGCTCTCCGCGCTTGCTGGCATGGAATTCTAAATTGACAGGAGAATAGGAGACAATGCCTCTAAAGAGTTGTTCAGCTTGTTGTGTAATTCGAGAATTCACTTGCTGTTGCATCTTTTCTACAGAAGCTTTTACACCATCAGCAAAGCCCATAAAATATCTCCAATTATAACACTAATGTTATTGTCTGTCAATGTGTCATCCACCACGTATAAACATTTCCGTATAGACAACATTGCTTCCAGAGGAATTTAGTTGTTTTACAGTGATGATTTGGAATGTGTTTCCGGCATAAACGAGTTCATCAACGTGAGCTATTGGTGTTGGCACTGTACTATCAAATTGCATATAGATTTGTTTGTCACCAGCTTTCACTAATGTATTAGTCATTGTGCTATCACCATCCTTCTTTTGCAAGAAATCAAATGCTACAATCCTCACATTGTAGGAAATAGGGATAGCTGTAACTTTTCCAGAAGTGGGGTCATATACATTATTAGCAGGTCGGTGAATAAGTTGTGCTGTTCCGCCAAATCTTCCAATCAAATTACTTACTACAGACAAGAATGGGTCAAATGGTAGATAGCCATTTTGAAAAGCCACAATTGTCATAGGAACACCATTAAGCAAAAATGTTGCAGGGATGTTTTGAATCCCCTTACAATTGATTGTAATTTGCAAAGAGCCGAATGCTGGAATGTTCACAGCATTGATTGTGTTTACAAATATACTCCCTGCTTGTACACTACTAACCCAAGTTGCCCCTGTTGCTCCTGTAGTAGTGAATGGGCTATTGAATGTCAATGTTTGCCCAGATATTACAGAAGCATCAGCAACAATGTTTAAAACAAGCTGAAATGTATTGGTTGAACTAACAGCATTAGCAAGAGAAGCAGAATATGTAACAGCCATGCTTCTCTCCTATTAGAAATAGTTTTGTGTTGTGCCATCGAAGCCCGGATAGGCAGGATAGGCTGTCCAACGCATTGTCTGGTCTTGTGTACCATAAGCATAATTGTTATTCCAATCGTATTGGAATTGCAACAATGGTACTAGGATTTGATTACCATATTGATCGTAAGTGAGTGGTGTATAAGGCATTGGAGCCATATCCATCAACTGAGGATTCAATATTGTATTCTGTACAAACTTCAGGTAGTTGTTAAACCATTCGGCACCCCACATTTCCACTTGAGCCAGCTTCTGATGTGTTCTGCTTGTCAAAGCGCCTAAAATATACTGAGACATCAACCTAGCTGCTGCTGGTAAATTATTAGCTGGCAGTGTTTCATAGGGAATGGTGACAGGTATATTGTTCGGTGCTGTGTTAATTATTGTTTTAGACAATCCATTAATGAATTGTGTTTGTGTGTCTGCTAATGCAGAGCTATACACAGAATCGGGAAATATAGGCAAGTCGGAATAATCACCAACACGCAATCTTAGTTTTCCAATATCTGTGGTTGGGTCAAGAGCCATTATTTCTCCTTAGTGTATTTAATATTTAACCCTTAACTGAAAGGGACTGCAATTGCAGTCCCTTTGGATTAAGAGCGTTTCACAACGTATCTTAAATATTAGTTAGAGCTAGTGGCTGCTTGGCAAAGCAGAGGTTTCAACATTGCCGACAAATGATTCGACTCCGTCTCCAATGCATATGCTGTACCATTTGGAGCCATTGTTTCAAACATATAAACTTGCTCACCGACAGTGTTAATCAAACCAAAGCGATTCGCTGGCGAGAAGTATGTTTTGAAGAATGGTGTACCTGTAGGCAAGAAATAAGCATTGCCAGCAGGAATCAATGGATTACCAGCATATTGGTCACGCATCTCGATGAAACGCACACCAGCGAAATAGAATTCACGGTGCATGGAGAACGGAGCAGTGTTAGCTGCGCTATTCTGACCATTTGCAATCATCCTGTCACGCAATGGCAACTGAGTGCTGGTGAAGTATTGATATGCTGTCTTAATTGTTGGATGCGAAATCAACTTTGCAAAGAAAGTTGGAGAACACAGAGCAACAACGCCAGTCATCAATAC